CGATCCATTGGCGGAATTAACCAACGCTTTTTCGACCTCTGGCCCTTTATTTGTTACGCTGGATTGTTTAGCGCTGATTGTATCAAAATCATCGATGAGCGCTTGCGCGGCTTTCCTAATTCGCGGGGACTGAAATAATTCCTCCATGGTCGCGCCACGAGATAGCGCTTGTTCTACCTTCGATTTCCAAAAATCTATTGTACTGCCGCCTTCTTGTTTAATAATATCCAGTGTACGTACCCATCGCCTTTGATCCATGCCGAGCACGCTTGCTAATTTCGAGTTACTGCTGATATCGAGAAGAACTCGATTGAGATTGGTAGCCGCTTCAGCGGTGGACTCGAAACCGCGTGAACGAAGTATTCCCAACATGGCCAAAGTTTTCGATACGCCTGCCTCGCCTGACTCACCCAGATATTTCATAGCTTCACCTAAGTGCGGAGCCGCGCTCGCCGCTTCGCCTAGGTTCAAATTAAATTTCGCCGCTCCCATTGCCATCATGTTCAGGACTTCGTCGGCTTTATCACCAGTTACGCCAAGATTATTCATGAAGCCGCCAAGGCCCTTGCCCATTGCTTCGGGTATAACCCCATACGCTTTTGCGACAGCGGCAGTTCTTGGGGCCAGGGCGGCGGCTTGGTTTACCGCCAGAAAACCTGCTTCGCGCAAACCATCGAACGCGCGGGTAGCTTCCTCCATACCTATGCCAAGCGAACCAGATGTGCGCTTAAGCGTTTCGTTCAGATGTTCTATTTCATGCGTGGTAGCTCTGGTCTTGTTCTGAATAACGCGCAGCCGCTCATCCTGGTTGGCAAATTCAAGAAAAGAATCTTTAGTCACCTCCAATACTTTATGAACCGCGAAATATCCGGCCGCCATTCCCACAAGCTCGCGCGATACATGGCTAATGACCCCTCCATGTTCTTCGTGCGCCTTGGTAGATTGCTGCGTGGCTTGCTTTAACGTCTCGGTAGCCTTCGCGGTATCCGAGAATGCTCGCGTTCCTTGTTGGCTCGCAGTGAGAATGCGCTGCCGCATTTCATCTACGGTGATTCCCGCGCGTTTGGCTGCCGCACCGATTGCGCCTAGCGGTTCGTTGATTTTGGAAACTTGCCCCGCTGCTGTCGTAAATGCAGCAGTATTCCGCGCGGCGCTCTGGAAACCCGCCGCAGTGTCATCTTCAACCTTGAGACGGAGAACGGTATCCATTATTTTTCATCCAATGCGTCGAAGCCCAACCCGTCCTCTTCCTGCGGAGGTGGCGAAGTAGGTGATGATACCGGAGGGGGTGGAGACACGGGCGCGAGCGGTTCGTCCCCGGTAAGTATCGGCTCAGGTATTATCTTTCGAGCGGGCACCGTTCCTTGCATGATGTCGTTGCGTATCTGCGCCGGGATCATGCTCATAAATTGTTCGAGCACACGTTCGACATCTGGTGCCCGTATTTTTCGAACGACTGTTTCGTCCACATTGATCACCGCGCACAAAAGGGCGAACGAGTTAGCGAACTCGCCCTCCTGCCAACGGAGCGTCAAATCGAACACGATGGGGCCGAGGCTGATCGACGTGACGCCTTCGAACGGAATATAGAGAGTGACCAGACGGCTACCGTCCGGTCGATCCTCTGTGTCATGCGCCATTTAGGTGTCAAGCCTTTTAACGCACCGAAAGCTTTGTCCTCCATCGATAAATGGCGGGTTAGCCATTCTGGCGTGCTGCACGAGATAGCGATTGCATTTCTGGAAGGTGGAGTATGACCCGGTACATTCAACCGCGAAGCTGGACGTACTGAACACAAGCGAAGCGAGAACGCAGAATGTCATAGCGTCGATCCAACGATACCGAGCATCGCCCTCTCTTCCGCTTTGATGTCGAAACCGCCGACCCGAAACGCTGGTTCGAAGAAATCCCACCAATAGATTTCATCCAGCGAAATGTCGCCGACACCGATCTGCCCAGATGCTCCGATGGCTTGCATGTATAGCTCGTAATGTACGATACCTCGTATAGAGTACTCATGTCCAAACTTGTCGCCTTTGCGGAAGTTGGTGGGAGAGACTTTGCCCATGCGACCCCACATGATGGCCTGAGCTTTCAAGGCATTGCCTGTCTTCTGATCGCGGACCAGACCGTAAGCCGTGTAGGACTGTGTCGAGCGTAGCGAACGTGCGATCAATTGCATGATATCCGGTTGCATGCCCGCAAGAGAAAACGAGCACTCTAGCCGGTTGAGATGGGAGTTAATTTCGATAGCGACCGGCGCACCGCCTGGTGCGTGGTCGATATAATTCTCTTCCCAGCTTGGGAGCTTGAGTTCGTTTAGCATCAGATGCGTCGAGAAACCCGGCTGCGATTCGTTTCCAGTATCGCCGCAGATCAGATTGACGCTCTCCATCGAATAGACGGTGGCGACCATGATTAACTACTCCTTCTTGTGTGGATGACTACGCGGTCAAGTTCAATTGCGTGGACAAGTCCGCGATCATGGAGTCAATCGCAGGGCGATAACGGGTTGACTGAATGGTGAGCAAGCGAAACGGAGCTGGCTCTTCCGCCGCAAACCCGATAACCAGATGACCCAACCTGATCTCGTCGGCCGAATTACTCTTCGGGTTGAACTGCATCTTGTAACCGAGCAAGTTTCCGTCCGATGTCAAATCGCGCAAGATGCCCTTGATGGTATTGATAACGGCTTGCACGGTGTGTGGAGTGATGTTGTAGCGGCCTAGGTAGAAGCGGGTCGCGCGGATCGCGGTCAAGAGAATGAAGTCGCGTCCGCGAACCTGATTATAGAACCGCCAAAGCTCGTCCTCGCCAGCATTATCTGTACCGACGAACACGAACCCACCAGCCGCAATAGCGAAGTCGTTGCCAACTTCGCCACGCACCACAACGCCGATGTTGTCGCGCAAGAGTTCCTGCGCTTCGTTGTTACCATCGGTGAGTGCGAAGGGAATATCCCGCATCGGCCCGATGATGCCTTGTATCGCTTGGTTGGCCCACGAAAAGAAAGGCGCTCCTCCATGCGCCGCATCCTGGCGAACCGCAACACCGACAACGCGCGGTGCAATCGGCTTGAACAGGACAAGGCCCGAAGTCGTATCAAGAACACGACAACCGCCCGAGACTGGGATCAGACGTTTCGAATTAAGCGTAGATCGCCAAAGGTCGTCGTTGACTTGGCTCTGACCGCTCGACTCGACAACAGCATGCGCGACCAGTTGGTTGAGAACGGAGGTAAGAGAAGCGCACACAGGGTTGGCACCGAGCGAGATGTCTTCGACAGTGTACGTGGCCGCCGTGTATGCTACCCAGGTTAGGGTGAAGGTCGCGCCCGTACCTATCCCCGTCGTGGACACTTGCACCTGCGGGTTAGTAGGATCAGGAAGCGCGGCGTCGAGTAGGCCAGAAGTGATAACGGAAACGGCTGTAATGATGCCAAGCGCTCCGATTGTGGTCACGTTCAGGACCACGCCATTGTCCAAAGTTATGTGGTCGCTGACCGCATAATCTGTTCCTGCTCCGGCGACTGCGGCGACGGTGACATGCTTCCCGGCCGAAGGAGCGACCACGGTTGGAACGGTCGTATACCAAGCGCCGGGGGTGTCGAGAATGACCGGGCCGAGCGCCCCGCCTGTCAAACCAATGGCGTGGCCGGTTGCCTGTATAGCGGTTGCGCCGCCGCCCGAGAAAACAACCGGGTAGGACGTATCAGCTATATAGTTGGCCCCTGGTAGAACTTGAGTGACCGTGCCGACGCCGTTCGCCATCTGGCCCGTGTAACCTGGCGCAATGATCAGACGCGGGATCACGCCGAGTGTCTGGGCCGATTTTAGGAAGGCCCAGATACCCGTTCCGTCGAGCGATGAGCCGACGATATTCGAGATCGTCTGCTGTGCTTTGATAACCGGGTCTGTGCTAACGCCTTCCGCAACACGGACGACGACGACACGAGCAGCGAATTGCATCTCGCCGAGCTGATCGTTGATGCCAGCGATTGCATCGGCCAAAGGACCAGTGCCGATCTGCCTTGTCATCGTAAGCTGATCAGAGTCGAAGCCAACTGGCGTGTTAAGTGGGAACGCTGCTGCGACGGCATCGTTGCTAGCACCAATGATACCGATTGTAGACAAGTCAGCGGCAATCGCCGGTCGGGATTCTTCGTCTATGATCGGAGTGGTAATGCCAAAAGTCGGCAGAGTGGCCATGAGGTATTACTCCTTTTTGAGTGGGTTAAAACTAAAACTGGGCAGCAGGCGCGGTGAGTTCGACCTGCGCTTGGGTCGCGCCGGATAAACTAAGCGTGAATTGTAGAACCGGGTCGCCATTTACGTCCGGCTGGCCAAACACACGTATCTCCCGCAAATAAAGATGGGATATCGGGTCTTGCACCACGGCGGTGATAACCACTGATGTGATCGCATCAACTGCTGTCCGCTGAATGATTGTCGATATTGCCATGGAGTTATCCTCTTACAACACGCCAGCGGATCGCCACAGATCGTCCATCTGCTCAGATGTCCATTTGAGATTATTTTGTAAAGCAGTGATGACGACGTGATCCCTATGAAAAACTGTGGTTCCGGTTAAGAACATCGTGCCTGCGAACTTATCTTTTGCAGGCATCGCGTCCACGACAGCCGATAGAATCGGAGGAATTGTGCCGACACCGACAGCAGCAAGCGCTTCTTTTTCTGTGATGATTTTCATTATTGCGAGCGCTTGGAAAAATTGTCGGTCGGATAACGTAGCAGGAACCGCAGGCTTGGGAGCAGAGAACGTTTTGGTCTTCCGGTCGTAGACCTGTTGTCCAAACATGGTCTGCGGGTCAGCAACATCTACGCCAGTTAACTCCAGCACTAACGCTTTAGCAGGAAATAAACGGTCGGCTTCTTTGGCTACAGCTTGTACCACCCAAATTTCAGAACGTAGCATAACGGTCATTTTGACGGATTTATTTTGAAAGTTCTCAGCGAGATATTGATACCACTC